CGTGCATGGTTAAACATTTCTTACAAATATCCATCTTTCCGTCTGGTGGATATTTCTCTACGTTTTTAGAAGTGTAGAATTCACTATCATTCATAGTCTTTCCACACTTCTTGCAAAAATGCTGTCCAGCCATACGAATCAACCTCTTTTCTTATTACGGCATTTCTTACAAATAGAATACCAATTATCTTTACTTGTCTTATTCTTTGAAAAGAAAAGATTGTTCGCTGGCTTAATCTGTCCACATTTAGAACATTTTTTCATTGGGTAACCACGTTTAGTGTACTCCCAAATTAAGAAATCTTCTTTAGCCTATTCTGCAATTACCTTTGGAATCTTATTGCGCCACAGACTAGAAATATATTCTACACTATAGGTTTGATGAAATTCTTCATCAAGTAACTTTTGAATCTCGCTATTCGGTTTACCATCAATCTTCCACTCAACAATTCTATCATAGATAGGATAATCAGCAAGAGCCTTAGTACATAAATTATCAAAGTCTTGCATTAAATACCAAGTATCTCCCTCAAACTAATCCCAACTATCTTCCTTGAGTTTAGAATAATTACATAAAATAGCAGATACTACTTTAGTATCCATTAATGAAATGCCATCTACAACGATTTCAGAACCATCTAAATAACTCTTATCATCAAGAGGTAGTGATGTTCTAGCAGATCTCGTTAATCGACACGGAATAATTGGCTTCTAATAAGCCTATTTAATAATATATTGATCTTTCCGCATTTCGATTAACGCTTTCTTCATCATAAAAGCCGTCTTACCAGAGGCGTGCTTCGCTGCTGCTTCCCAAGCGTTTATAGTATCTCGCAGTTGTTTCAAACAGGGGATTGTCTCTAAATCTTTATCTGTAATCGAAATCTTTGGTTGAAAAATTACATTTTTATTTTCATTAACTAAATTATAAATACCATCTTCGCCGTTCTCTAACTAACTAACAAGACCCTCGAAAGAACATTCTCTCTTGTTTACCGTAGTCATACGGTTATCTGTCAGTATATTGCGTTCTTTTCGCTCTTGCTTTTCCATGCAGAGAACAAGATAATTACCTAAAATTTCAAGATACGCGGGACTAATATCCGGCGTTTCCGCAATTATCTTTTCAACTAGCGCTTTACGCTCTTCTGGAGACTCTAGAGTATAATCTAATTTAATCACACTTGTCATCTCCTTTATGCTTATATAATAACAAAAAAAAACTGGTATGTCAAATCTATTTGACCAAATTAAATTATTTTGTTATAATAATAATAGAAAAATAATAAAGGAAGTATTTCTTATGAACTTTTGCAACATTCCAGCTGAAGCGTTTCCTAAAGGCGCATAGTTCTATCATAATGTAACCGTAATAGTATTTTCTGTTGCTGAAGATATATGGGACGAAGATTTTGACTCTATTTGGTATCTTGACTAGTTAACCGCACCAGAATCAAAAGCAATTCTGTTCTTCAAAGAAGAAAGAGAGGTTATCAACGATGCTGATGTAGACGCTTTCTATGATTGCGATGATGAACAAGAGTGCGATTGGTTACTAGATTATTATGAGAATTGCATAGTCGAAGTAGATCCAGATGGAACGGTTTCATGGTATGAAGGAGAATTTTAATGAATCAAATTAACATAAAAGAATATTTTAAAACAGAGAAGGAGAAATTGCGGCTGGCCGTTATTGAGCATGGTTATGGGCCTCCTTCTCTTACGATTGTAGATGCTACTGACGGTGACATCGGCAATCAGATTTATATTAAGAAGAAGATTGAGGATTTTGAATCTGTGGGTTGGCCTGTAAAGGTTGTTAGGCCGAAAGACAAGTTTGATTTACATTATCTATTAAGCTATGGTCTTGAGACAGATTGTGTAATTGTTCAAATGCCAACGGCAGAAAGATTTGATTTCGACATTGAAGATATTCCATCGTACTTTGATTGTGATGGCTTGACTAAGAACGCTCTTGTTCTTCCCGCCACTGTTCGAGGTATTATTGATTATCTTGATGATTGTGGTTTTGATTATACAGGTAAAACTGCTGTTGTTCTTGGCAGAAGCGATATCGTCGGTAAACCTATGGCAAAGGCTTTGCTAGATAGAGATATGACTGTTTCCATTTGTCACAGTAAAACGAACTATGGCGATAAAGAATATCTTCTTCATAATGCAGATCTAGTAATCTGTGCTACTGGACAGCCGCAATCTATTTATAGAGAACAGTGCGAGTCTGCTATTGTTGTCGATGTCGGGATTAGCCGACTCAATGGCAAAATTGTTGGAGACTTCGTAGAGGACGAAAATAATATTGTCGGAGAAGCTTGGTCTACTCCAGTTCCCGGCGGTGTTGGTCTATTAACAAGATTGGGGTTGATGAAAAATTGTCTAGATCTCAAGGTATTGTAATTGGTAATATAGGAGCAACTATTTTAGACCTAGAAACAGAATTTGAACGGGCGAGAATTATGACCTATCCTCTTGGTGATTGGTTACATAATAAAATTTCTCGTCAAGAATATAAAGAAAAAATGGCTATTTATCGAGATAAACAAGCTCAATATGTAGCTAAAAGACTCTTTGAAATCTATGGATTTGAAATCGCTCAAAAGTATAAGCCAAATTATGTGCAAGATTTTATTCCCTGCATGGGAGCAGATGGACAATGCAATCTATATTGCAAGAAGTTTGGAAAATGCTGACAATAAAAGTCTACACACTATATTTGAAAAATAGGGCAGAACCAATATCCAGTTCTGCCCAACATCATTTCATTTTAAGGAGGCCGCAATAAAAATGGAAAAGCATTTCAAGCAATTGATTATCGCAAGACGTGATTTGAATATGTCACCTGGCAAGTTAGCAGCACAAGTATCTCATGCATCTTCTGCTTTCCTCATTGAGATGATTAGAGATTCTTGGCCGGAGAAAGCGCAAGGTTTTTATCAAGTAAATTATAGACTGGACGAAGATATTTACGACAACTGGATCAACGACGGAGTAACCAAGGTAGTATGTGGCGCCCGCAATAGAGGAAAATTAGAAAAAGCCATTGAGAAAGCTAAAGAATTAGGCATGATTGAAGGTGTCGATTACTTTCCTATTGTTGATGCTTGCAGAACTGAATTGATTCCAGAGTCCCCGCAGGGAACTTTGACGTGTGTAGGATTTAGACCTATGGAGGCAGAGAAGATTGATGAAATTGGGAAAGATTTTCATTTGTATTAACATCTTAGTTCTTTCTCTTTTGATGTTGACTGGATGTACGGAGAAATGGCCTAGACTTATTTATCAAAATACTAGTTACAGATTTGACGAGTATAATCGTACTATTGTTTTAGATGATGGCTATGTATTAGATGGTGGCCATAGCTATGATATTATAGAAACGGAAAATGGCTATGATATTATTTTCCATTTTATTGCAGAGTGAAAAACTATGCCGATATGGTATTGGCTTGATACTGATAACTGTTGGTTTTGTAAGAATAGGAATGGATGCTCTAATTGTTCTATCATAAAGAAATATAGAAAGAAATACTTTAAGAAAAAGGAGAAAGGAAGATATTAATGGGAAAGAAACGCGCAAAAGAGCATTACGATTTTATTAGAAAGCAATATCATAAGGAAATTGATAACTCTATTGCTAATACCACTATTCATGCCTGCGAGAGCATTGAAGCTCGAACCCCGCAATACCAAAATAATTATAGCGTAACACCAAAGGATAGTGTCTCTTGTTTATTTTCTTTAGAAAATAAGGATAATGTAGCCGTTCTTAATTTTGCTAGTTATAAAAAACCTGGTGGGCTATACTTCCAAGGTGTAGAGTCGCAGGAAGAAAGTTTATGTCTAGAATCAACCCTACTCCCAGTTATTGAAGCTTTTAAACCTACTTATTATGCAT